CAAGCACAAACTGATATTGACCGCGAAAGAGGCAAAGTTGAAGTTGCAACTATTATTGGTGGATTAGCTTCTAAATATACTGATCTTGCTAGTACTGGAGGAATGACAAGTACTAAAAAAGGTGTTCTTGAAAATGTAGGCGCATATTTATCTAACACTGCATTGGGTCAAGAAGCGGGAAAAATGACTGCTACGCAAGAGCAATCGTTACGCAATGAAATTAGGGCGCAATCGCCAGTACTTTTGCAGGGCATTAAGAAAGCAACTGGCATGGGTACTAAAGAAATGGATTCTAACGCCGACGTTAAACGCTGGTTAGAAGCAATGGGAAGCCCAACTTTTGATATTCAATCTACGCTTGGTATCCTAAAAAGTTTAAACGCACAATTTGGCTCAGGAAACGAAATACCTGCGTCTCCTGCTAAAACAGGGAACATAGCTTCTGATCCTGCCATTCAATCTTTAATTAACAAGTATTCCAAATAATCATGGCTACTTTTGAACAACTTAGTTCAGCGTTGGTTAAAGCAGATGCGGCGGGTAATGTTGAAGACGCCACAGCATTGGCTAATGCTATTCGAGCAATGCAATCTTCTGAGGGTATGCCGTCAAATCGAGGCGAACCCCCATCAACATTTGATGTACTTCGCAGCGCACCGCCTAAAGCAGTTGCGGGTATGGCTGACACAATACTGAACTTTCCAGCCAACACAGTTAACCTTGGTAAAGGTTTAATTGGCATGGGGGCTCAGGCTCTTGGCAAAGAACCGCCATTTCAAATTACGCACCCTGAAAATACGGTTGAAAACTTTTACCGTAAACAAAACGCAATTGCAAATTTTAACCCTGCTGATATGACTATGGCGCAGCGGTTTGGCGATGTAATGGCTCAAGGTGCAACAGGTGCGGTAATGGGGCCTGTTCGCTCTGCCGGTCAAGTTGGAAGCAATATGCTGCGCTCTTTGGTTGGCACGGTGCCAGGTCAAATCGCTACTGAAGTTACTGACAATCCTTACATTGGCGCAGCTACTTCTGTTGCTGTTCCTATGGCAGCGGGAGTAGCGGCACAGCGGGCGCAAACTGCTTCCCGCGCTGCACAAATGCGTAATACTGTCCGTGATGAAAATATTCGTGCAGCGCAACAAGAAGGTTTTGTGGTAACGCCTGGTAGCGTAGACCCAAGTTTTGGTAACGTAAATCTTGAACGCCTTGGCGGTAAACAACGTATCCAGCAAGAAATGTCATACATCAATCACGAAGCCACTCAAAGAGTTGTTCGCCGTGATTTAGGTGTGCCGGAAAACACGCCAATTACGCCTGAACTTACAAGACAAATTCGTAGCGAAGAATTTGCAAGAGGTTATGAACCCGTTAGGCAAATTGGAACCATTGCATCAGACCCAACGCTAACTCGCGAATTGGCTGCAATTGAACGTAGATTTGCGGGTACTACACAATCTTTTGCTGCGCCAATTCAAGCACAAGTTGTTAACGAAGTTAACAGATTCAGAACGCCGCAATTTAATTCAGCCGACGCTATTGACGAAATTTCTACGTTAAGACGAGAGGCGCGTGTTAATTTTAGAAGCGATGATACGGATAGAATTAGGTTAGCAAGAACACAAACCTCTATCGCAAACTCATTAGAAGACCAAATTGAACGCTCGCTTGCTACGTCAGGAAACCCTGACGCTAGAGCAATGCTTGACCAATACAGAGCATCACGGCAACGCATGGCAATTAGCCATTCAGTTGAAGACGCTATACAACAAGGTTCGGGTACTGTTAACGCTAGAGAGTTAGTTAAACAACTAGATAAAGATGTACCGTTATCCGGCAATTTAAGATTAGTTGCAGAATTTGCTAAAAACCACCCAGGCGTTAATACGCCAATTAGCCAAATCGGTACGCCAGGTGCCAACGCGGTTTTCTTAGGTGGTTCTGGTCTTCTTGGAGCAGGGGCGGGCTTTTTAGGCGGTGGTACTCCTGGGGCGGTAATGGGTGCTGCTGCAAGTATGGCGGCAGGTGCAGGTCTTCGCTCAGGAACTCGAAGTTTGCTTCAATCACCAATGGGTCAAGCCCGCGCAATTCCAAGATACGAACGTGGCGTACGCAACGCTTTGGCTAGTCAAGACCCTGCTACCAATGCTTTATTCTACGCAAACCAAATGACACCGTTTAAAGGGCAGCAATAATGGACTGGCAAAACGTAATCAACATTGGCATAGGGTTGGTATTTGCTATCGGCGGATGGTTTTGCCGCCAGTTATGGGATTCTGTCAAGGAACTCAAGTCAGACATTGGTGAGCTGCGCCTGCATGTGAGTGAAACCTACGTCAAGAAGAGTGAGATGGATACGCTCAAGTCCGAGATGGATAAGCGCTTTGACCGCATTGAGCTGTTGCTTGACCGTTTGTTTGATAAACTTGAATCAAAGGTAGACAAGTAATGGATCCGCTAACTATTCTCGCAGCACTTGGCCCGTTGGCCGTCGATCTTGGCAAGTCCTTAATCGGGCGTTTTATTCAGACTGACGTCTACAAGCCCACGAACGTCGCCGAGTACACCCAGATGCGTAACACCGACCTTGAGATGTTTAAGGCGATGAACAACGTGGGTGCTGGTGGCAGCACTTACCCTTGGGTCGAGGCGATTGTGCGCCTCATGCGCCCGTCCGTAGGCGCTATCGTGTTGGGTACATGGAGCTTTATGATGCTCACAGGGCAAGACAACCCAGCCGTAAACAACTTTGCGTCAGCCGTGGGTTTTTACCTTTTCGGGGATCGCACCCTGTTCTACGCACAGAAAAAATGAAGAGTAATTTTGCAAAGTCTTTTAGCCTCATGCTGCAAAGCGAAGGCGGCTTTTCAGATAACCCCGCCGATGCCGGCAACCACTTACCCGATGGCCGCGCCGGTTGCACTAACTTAGGTGTGACACAAACCGCGTGGGAAGAGTACGTTGGGCATAAGGTCAGCACTCAAGATATGCGCGACCTAACCCCCGCAACCGTCATGGATTTCTACAAGCGACGCTATTGGGACACGGTCAAGGGCGACGCCCTACCAAACGCGCTAGACTACCTTGCGTTTGATATGTCGGTCAACTCAGGCTCGGGGCGCTCGATCAAATTGATGCAACGCGCAGTAGACGTCACAGAAGACGGCGATCTTGGCCCACTCACTATGCAAGCTCTCAGCGTCTGGTCGATACGCCAACTGATTGATAAATTCAGCAACACCAAAGCAGATTTTTACAAGTCCTTGAATAACGCAACCTTTCAAAAAGGCTGGCTAAACAGGGTTGAGCATACTAAAGCCAACGCATTGGAGATGTTATCGTGAAATTTTTAATACTATTTTTGCTTACGTTTAGCGCTCAAGCCCAAACCATTGCCGTCTGCAAGGGCGAGTATGCTTTGTGCGCGGCCTCACCCACCACGCTCACCGGCAAGACCATCAGCGTATCGGGCAAGACTTTTAAAGAGGGCGTAGCCGTTTGCCCCGTGTTAACAGGCATGGCGGTTGCCAACATGACGCTCATGCAAGGCAGTTGTGATGCGCCCAAGGGTAAGGTATGGTCACTCTTCGGTGTGCCACCACAGACCGCTTATCCGCAAGCGCCTAGCTGGACGGTGCAACCCGCAGTCTTTCGCTCATTCAAAGTAGGCGACACGCCCACGACCGGCATGAGCAATATGTGGGCGATGCTTTGCACCAAGCAAAACAAACAAGTCAACGGCGTAACCTTGGCGTCTTGCTACGGGCCTGTCATGGAGTCGCCTTGGACGGGCAACCATGTGGTGTCTGGCGAAACCGCGTTTACGCAAGCACCCGTGGGCGCCTCATATCCGGTAGGTGGTAACGTACCTTAGTACGCGACGCCACAAGGGGATGTACGGTAGGTGATAGTAGCCGGTAAAGATTGAGCGAGCCGTGCGCCCCGTCCAGTTGGCGCTGCCTAGATTGGTGTTATTTGGCCAGTTGTTTCGCACAGTATTCACAGTACCCCTCCTTGAGTTCACTACAAACTTGACCGCACCCGTCGCAGATTAACTCGCGAGTGGCGAATAGCCACAACAACGCAAAGACAAAGAGCGCTATTGAGCCGTATATCCACATACTCAGCTCTTCAAACATTTGTACTTCTCCAATAGGATTTGAATGTCTACGCGCAGCATGAGGTGCTGGTGGCGCAGCCGTGCAATGTCATCGTCAATTTGGGCTAGGTTCTCGACGATCTGTTTGTAGACTTGGCTTTCGGTCATTTTGCACCCCTCAAAATTTCAATCGCAGCCACAACATCCAAAGCTGTGCCAGTCTGTAACGCAGACAACGCACCACGCATTTTTGCTTGTAAGCTGTCAATTAAACTTGCTTGTGATCTTATGTGTCGCTCAAGCTCGTCGAGCAGCGTTTGTAACTCTCTATGTTCTTTCATTTCTGCCACCTTGCGCGGATTGCTGCGGCAGCGCTTTTTAATTGATCAAGATAAAATGATTCAGGTACAAATTCTTCTACCAACCGCGCGCAAGCCTCGCGCTCCATCAGGATGGCATTCTCAACAGCCGCAACCATTGCGACTTTGACTTGCCTTTTGCAGTCTTCAAAACCTTTTTCGTAGGGGGTCATTTCTCACTCCTTGCTCTAATTAAATTTGCAGCGTCTTGCACCTGACCCATAAAAAACGAGTCTGGGTGGTAACCCTCTACTAGCGATGCACAAACCTCACGCTCATCAGCGCGCACTAACTCTGCGAAGCGTTCAAGTTCTTCATCAATTGGGTATCCATCGCTGCACCATATCCACCCAATGTCACTGAGGTTTGAAGAGGCAATGTGAAACCCTGCTTTTTTGGCTAATTCTTTATGTTTCATTTCGCCTCCAAGCCAGTCTTAACCAAGTGAATGATCTGACGGCTCACCGAGCGCGTCTGGCCATCGGCAAGTGCCTTGACAACCTTGAACAACTCAATTGGCATACGGATAGTTACAAAGTGGTCTTTAGGTTCTTGTTTCATAGTTACTCCTTGGTTTGATAACGGTCAAGACTCTGTTCAGCGTCAATTTGGATTGCCTCAAACACGGCAGACTGCCCTGCTCGGCGCTCAAGCCACGGTGCCGCATAGCCTCGACTATCCATCACCGTGTATTCGCCACCGCGCCACACAGCAATCTGTGCGGGTATGCCACTTAGGCGGCACTCAATTACGCTAGCGTGGTTTAAGTGTTTAACTTTCATGTTGTGTCCTTAGTTGGTGATCTTGGTAGCTAACAACTGACGCGCTTTGATTGCTGCTTCTGACTTCGGGTCAGCGTCATCAAGCAACGCCAACACGACTGTCAGTAACTCCACACTCCATTCTTGTAATGCCATGTTGCTCTCCTTGTGCCCCCGGGGAAGGGGGCGGTTGTTTTAGTTTGTTTTAACTTCAAAGTACTTGGCTTCGGTGCCGCAGCCAGTAGCATCAAGCCCGCGTTCTGTTTCCGCTAATATCTTGCGAAACTTTGGCTCGCCTGTGACCAGGCTGATACCCATAGGGCGCTTGCAATCTGAAAGGAGCTTGCTGTTGTCAAAGTGCTTGCAGTCTTTGCAGAATTTCATGTTGGTTCCTTAGTTGATTAATGGCGTCTTCTGCACCATGACCCACAATAACACAATAATTCACACTTTGTAAATATTTAATCATTAATTGTTGTTCTTTTGACAAAACACCACCTTTTGCCTTTTTCATCTCAACCCAAGTCATCCACGCAGGGATGAAAAGGTCAGGGATGCCAGGTACTACGCCCTCAACTTTCAGCTTTAGTGCCTGTGACTTAGAACGCAGCCCGCCGTTGGGCACCGCAAAGATTAATGTATCCGGATATGTTTGCCTGAACCACATGACTACGCGGGCTTGTTCTAGGTGTTCTGATGTTTCTGCCATGTCAATCTCCACAGAAGCAGGCAATATCGCCATCATCAAACAAATTATTTTGATTTATGTTGTTATCAATTATTTGCTGATAGCTGGGTCGATCTTTTCTAAATTTATTACCATCACCTTTGCCAATAATAGAAGCTTCCATTTTCGCCCACCACAACGCACGTTCAAGCTCTTGCCGTACCAAGCTAACAATTTTAGGAAATGATTTTAAAAAACATAAATCACAATTTCCACCAACTGTTTCCCCATCAATAATTGGCAATTGCAAATCAAAAGATTGTTTATTCCAAAAATCAAAAATATCTTGTTTAACAACTTTTGCGGTAACAAGTGGTGTTTTATAAATTGGCATTTTTGCAGAGCGCCTTAATTCATCGTATCGAATGCCAACAAAATCGTTGTTATCGTTTTCAGAATGATCCCAGCCAAGACTTTTAAGGTACTTGTGAATTGTGGTAATTTTTAATTTTCCAGTACACCATCGTTAACTTGGATTTGGTAACTTGTTGTATTTTTTAAGCACCATCTCAAAAGGCTCACCATTTCTAGATGCTGTGTCAAAATCAACAACTTTAAACATTGGCTCATTGCTAAGATATTCAACCCAATTTATTTTTACATCCCAATTTTTTTCGCAATCTTTAATAAATTGCAATGTTGCATGATGTTCTTTACCCGTGTTCGCAAAACACACAATTGCTTCTTCTGGCAACTTTCCGCCATGCGCTTGCAACACTTGGTACAACATGTAAGCTGAAGTTCGCCCACCACTAAAACTGATGCACGTTGGCTCTGTAATTTCATATGGATTTACCATAATCGTTTAACCACCTTGTAAAATTTGCCATCACGCTTGTACGAAATCATGTCTGGCGGGTTAGATGCATTCATCTGTGTAACCAAGTACGTTAACGGTACTGTTGCTTGATCAATGCCGGACAATGTTGCATCAGAGCGCCTTGCAATGTCATGCAGCAATTGAATGGCTTTAGTGCCGGCGTAGCCCTGATTTAAGACAGGCAAATACTCCGTAATGGGTGGATCGGTAAGCCCACCGTAGTAGGTAAGCGCAATCATTTCGTTGCCCGAGGCGCGGCTGACGTGTTTGCGCCAATGCCACTCACTCACCGGCATATCCACGCCATCAAGCCCCATGATGTCGTCGTGGCGCAACACCAGTTTCTTTTCAGGCGCCGGTGGGAATGGTGTGCCGCAGTTGGGGCATTCATGAGCAGAGATATGGACAATCTCATGGCATACGTCGCACACTTTGACAGGCGCCTCACCCTCGCCTGACCCGCCTTTCTTGGGTGGCTGCACGTTAGTGATTGGCCCGTGCATCTCAACGACCCCTGCAAAGTCGAGGACTAGGCAATGATCGGTGTGGCTCTTGGGACGCATCCCACGCCCTGCCATCTGCACATAGAGTGATGCTGACATAGTTGGGCGCAGCATAGCAATCAAATCAATGTCGGGGTAGTCGAACCCTGTGGTTAGGACATTGGCATTGGTCAGCGCACGGATGCGACCCGCTTTAAACTCGGTCAGAATCCTCTCGCGCTCAAGCTTAGACGTGTCGCCGGTCACGCAGGCCGCGGTCACGCCCTGGTTGATCAACTCAAGGCAGACGTGTTGCGCGTGTTTGACGCCCGCGCAAAAGAATAGCCAAGCGCGCCTATTGCCCGCTAGCTTAATCACCTCGCGCACTACTGCAACATTTTTGTCAGCGTTATCGACCGCAGCTTGCAACTCAGAGTCGATGTACTCGCCGCCACGCTTATGCACACCGCTGACATCAAGCCGCTCTGTTGTTAATTTGCTACGCAGGGTTGCTAGAAATTTTTTATGTACCAACTCTTCAATGCTGACCGGCTCAATCAGGGAATCGAACAATGCCGGTTTATCCGTGATTAAACCGTGCCCCAAGCGATACGGCGTAGCGGTCAAGCCTACGACCCTGAGATTAGGATTGATCGCTTGTAGGTCGTTTAAAAGGCTGCGGTATCCACCCTCGTCCTTGTGGCTCACTAGGTGACACTCATCCACAATCACCAAGTCAATGTGACCGAGCAACGGTGCCTTAGTCCTGACACTTTGAATGCCGGCAAACGTAATCGGCTCACCTAAATCTTTTTTGCCAATCCCTGCCGAGTAGATGCCTAGCGGTGCGCCTGGCCAATGCAAGCGCATCTTTTCAGCATTCTGAACAATCAATTCTTTGACGTGGGTGAGCATGAGGATGGTGGTTTCAGGCCACTCTTGCAAAGCGTTCTTGCAAAGTGCAGCCACAATGTGACTTTTGCCTGATCCGGTGGGTAGCACTAGGCAGGGGTTGCCCTTTGGGGTTTTGTTAAACCACGCGTATAGCTGGTCGATAGTGCGCTGTTGGTAGTCACGAAGCATTAGCCCACCACCTTCGCACCAAATATCTCAAAAGTGTCGTTTACAAACTTATCACCAGTAGCACAGGCTTCGGGGTTCGCAACAATCTCACGACTTGTAAACTCCCCCACGCCATTTCTAATTGGGCCTTCAGGTGTCATCCAAATTACCCAGTTGCCATCTGTTGTATGCGACCACGGTACAAGATCAGGGTGCAA